ATTTCGATAAATTAACTAAAGAAGGCAATGTAATTATAAGTAGTATAGATTCAAGTTACTATCCTGGTGTGATGGAATTTGTATCCGAATCTCTCATTAAAAATAAGGTTAATGCTTGTTATCTTGCAATGCATGTCTTTGATGAGAATGTTAAAGAATCTGTGATTGAAATAGATGGTAAAGTTGAAGCATCTTACGAGATGTTAGGCGATATTATCCATTTCGAAAGCAAAGGCAATAGCATAAAATATGTTCACCCTTTACATATTTTGAATGATCTATATTACAAGAATTCTCTTGAAAAATTAGTAGGCAGCAATTTAATTCATGCAACTGTGATGAAAAGAGTAAACTTTACATCATCAGCCTACATACTTGTAAGAATTGACAAAGCTTGCATCTTAGACGAAATAATACCTGCAGTATATACTGGTATCAAACAAACTGTCAAGACAACTATTATGTTCGATAGAGCTTTACCCGAACTAATTAATACATATAGCAAGACTGAACTAGAAAATGGAAAATTTCTCAGAATTAAATCTGGTGAAAACACTCTAGTATTTAAACAAACCAACGGAATAATATATTCAGCTGAATTTAGGAATATTGAAACTAGCAAATTAGTTTTTGCAGTAACAAGAACAAAATTTTCCGAATTAATATCTGTAACTAAACTCAATAGATTAGTTAACACTTTAGCTCCAAAAGGTAAGATTACAAGAGAATTACTTACCGATACAATTGTAAAATTACTATTACAAGATGACATTGATGTAGCTCACGCTGTTATCATTGTTCAAGAAGCCGTCAAGGAAGCAGTTAAAACTTTAGTTGCTGCTGAAATAATAGTAAACAGTGAAGACGTAAAAACATTCAACGATCTTAAAACTGGAAAAATAACCATGCAAGAAGACAGAACATCTGCATGTGTAAAATTAACAAAAACAATAACTCAAATACCTACTAATATTGTTAACACAATTGTATCACCAATTAACTTCTGCTTAACAAAAATAGATGAATTAATGAAACCAATAGAAGAAGTTAAACAATTACACCTCATGAGCATATTACCTCATTATGAAGAATCAAAAATAGATGAATCATTTTACTCTGTCTGTGATGATTATGAAAAACAACACAATGAATTAATGGAAAAGATTAATACATTAACAAAAGATTCTTACGTTGATAACCCTAGATATATCAACAGCTCATGTATATCAGCTGATAACTACAAAGATGTGTCAAACAAACTAGATTTAGACACTAAATGGTTAGTAAAACTTCCAGAAATACCAACCATGAAACAATTTCTTGCAATGAAATGTGATCATCAAGAAAAACAAGCACCAGGATTAAAGCAAATATTACCAACAATAGAAGGAGCACCTGAACCAATAATATATGAAAACTGTTTGGCTAATGCTTACTGTGCTATCAAAAGACAAGCTACACTCGTACCTGAATTAGACGAAAAAGTACTTGCTCAATTTGAAAAATTTGTAGATAAAATAATTGATACTGAATTAAAACCACATTTAGTAGATTTTACATATTCATTTAAAGAATGGTATGAACATCTAACTGCATCTCAACAAGCTGAAATCGATAAGCTAGATCTTAATAACATAATATGCGATAATTGTTATGAAATGTTCTGTAAAAGAGAAAAACAACTCTATGAAAAGAACGGTAAAGCACCAAAGAATAGATGCATTTGCTCACCAAACGCATGGCATAAATACGTTATGGGACCAATAACATATAAGTTAGAAACAATAATGAAAAACTTTATGTTTGGATATTGTGGTGGTAAAAACTGGGAAGACCTAGAAAATTACTATAATCAAATGAAACAACTTGGTTTAGACGTTACGTTACAATTAGACGGATCAGGATTCGATAGAACACAACATCTAAGAATCAAACAACTAGTAGACTGGAAAATATATAAACTAGTAGAAAGATCTGTTCACCATGTACCAATAGAAGTATATCAATACTATGCATATCCTAAGAAAAGACCTGTAAAACTATACACTAGGGAAAAATTCGGAAAGAATCACAAAATTAAACATTATGGAAAAATAGTACAGGAAGGAAAAACATTCTCAGGAAGTATGGATACTGCTTTGATGAATACACTTAAAATGGCATTATATAATAGATTCGTTCTAGAACATTATGCAGGATTAAGAAAAGAAGAATATGGCTTATTATGTAAAGGAGACGACTCTGGAGTTTTTCTTTCACATAATATAGATAAAGCTAGAATCGAAAAAGCATATTTAACAGTATTCACAAAAGGAACAAATGGAGTTCACGGTTTAGGACAAACCGCTAAGTTCCTTAAATGGGGTGACATTGAAGATATTGATTTCTGTAGTACCGAAACATTTTGGGCTGAATCAATACAAAGTTTTAGAATAACTAGAAAATTAAATAGATTCTTAACTTTAAGTGCATGGTCAAGAAAAGCAACTAACTTAAATAAAAACGATCTTAAGATATACATGAAAAATCAATACTATAGTAATCTTAAGTATATGCAAAATCTACCAATCTGGTCTGCATATAATCAAGCTTTTAACGTAACAACTGATGGAATTGAATACAAAACAAGACAAGGTATAATAAAGAACAAATTCACTAGCAATGAAACAATACATACTCTTGATCTTAAGTATTTCGATAAAGATGACTTATATAAGTTAGAAAGATCATCTTCTAGAATAGCATTAAGAGAAGACTATTACAACTTCTTAATGAGAAAATATAACATCAGTCAATCAGAGATTCTTGAAGCTGAAAACGCAATCTATGAAGCCTTAGTCTCTGGCAGTGGAGTTATTAAGTCCGAAGCTCTACTGAAGATAATAAATGTTGAGTAAACATCATTGCTGCCCTGAAATTAACTCTTGCTCAGAATAACCCATGGTAACCAACCCATCCGTGTAAAGACGTGACTTATTCGTTTAATACTAAAAGTGGACTAGTAGGCAAGAAAGCGAACTCGAGGGCATCCAATGAGAAAGCTACCATACGGCTTAAAGAAATATGGCACCCAATTACGATGTGTCTGAACCTCTGATAAATAGAGGTGTGACGGTG